GCGATCGCATTCGACCCGGCCACGTAGGGCAGGAAGTTCGGCGAGGCGCCGGTGAACGACTGGTCCTGCGAGAGTTCCAGCGTGTAGTCTTGGATTGTCATTGTTGAGCTCCTGGTGCGCCCGCCCCCGAAGGGGCGAGCTCGAGAAGCGGGTCAGGTCAGGACGACTTGATCCGCGATCCGATCGGGTAGTTGCGCTGCGAAGAACCCGCGTTGACGCCGAGCGCCATGCTGTAGCGGCCGGCCGAGCTGACCGACGCGTTGAACACGAACACGCGCGGCACGAGGAAGCGGCCAGGAGCCGCTACCGTGGCCGTGCCGGTGCCGCCACCGAGCGACGTGCTCGGCTGCACCTGCGCGCCGAGCGGGAGCGCGTCGGCGCCGGCGTAGGGCGCGACGTGGTCGCCGCCGCCGCCGATGGCACCCGGCACCGCGCGGCCGATGAAGCGCGCGCCGGCGTTCAGGAACCCGCCCCAGATCATGCCCGTCGTCATGTGGACGTAGGGGAAGAACTGGACCGTGCAGCTGCCGTTGCCCGACATGGAGACGAGCGGCGTGCCGGCCACGGCGTTGGCGAGCGAGGTCGCGAGACCGAACTTGTCGGCGCTGAGCGGCACCGCGTAGTAGAGCGTGTTCGTGCTCGGGCCGGTCGTGGTCGCCAGGGCCGACAGGTAGACCGGCGTGCCCAGCGCGAGGCCGTGACCGGTGATCGTGACCGAGTTGTCCGATGCCGTGGTGGCGGCAGAGGCAAGTTGGGTCAGTCGACCGGAGGTCCCGGCCGCGCTGAGCTTCGTCGGGTCGATCGGCATCGACACCAGCTGGAACTCGGCCATCGCGTTCGGACCGACGTTGAACGACGTGGTGATGGTGACATCGAGCTCGAGCTCGCTGGTCGGTAGCTGGTCGATGCCGTCCCCGAGCGGGTTGTCCGCCCTGAGCATGTCGATGGTGTAGGGGGTATCCGCGACGTCTGTGATGGTGTTGCCACCGAGGCCGCCCGGAGCCGCGCCTGCGTTAGGCACCGCCTCGGCCGTCGCCAGGATGAGATTGATATCGGCGATCATAGGATCTGTCCTCTGGTTCGGGGTGGATGGTCAGGCCGCCAACTAGGCGACCTGTGCCTCGGTGTTGAGCAGCGCGTCGCACTGCCGGATCGGAATGCCCAGGAAGCTGAGCATGTTCGACGGCGTGCCGAACTGGGTGGCGGCCGGCTCGATCATCAGACCCGAGGCCGCGCCCTTCTCGAGCGCCGTGCGCATCAGCGCGGTGAACACCGTGCGGTTCATGTAGAACACGCAGCGGCCCATCGCGGTGTTGGGCAGACGCGCGATCGCCTGCGCCATGAGGTGCAGGATGTTGGTCAAGACGCCGGTGGCGTAGACGCCGGTCAGCTTGTCGATCTGGTTGCCACCCGCCGAGGCCGTGTCGACCTCGAGGTTGGCGATGCGGACGGCGTAGCGCCAGTCCTTGACGACCAGCCCGGTCTTCCACTGGAAGCGTTCCGCGAACACCTCCATGCGCTTGCCGGAGCCGCCAGCGTCGTAGCTGGTCTGGCGACCGAGATCCTCCTGCAGGAGGCCGGCCGTGCTGCCCTTCGGGTAGATGCAGAACACGGTCTGGTCCGACCAGCAGACGAGCCACACCGACGTGTTGATGTTGCCGGCGCCGCCGCCGCCGTCGATGATGTTCTGCGCGTTGCCGGCCGACAGGCTCGAGTAGCGCGGCGCGAGGCCGAGATACGCGCGCGGGTTGGTCGCCGGGTTCCCGTAGAACATCTCGGTCGCCTGCTTCTGGTTCATCGCCTCGATGAACATGCGGGCCTCGCCAAGGCGGAACTCAGCGGTGTTGCCGTTGAGCATTGCCAAGTCGATGTCGACCTCCGAGCGCGCTTCGAGGATCGAGCAGTTCTCGTCGACCTGCGCGGTCGTCGCCTTGCTCGTCGGGATGCCCTCGTTGAGCGCGCGGTAGTAGACGGTCGGGAGACCGGTGGAGATGGTCACACGGTGACCGGTCGGCAGGTTGCCAGCGACGTAGGTCGCGTCCTGCAAGATCGCGTTCGTCTGCGACAGCAGGTTCGCGATTACGGGGGACGTGCCATCGGGGTCGATGCGCTTCGTCCAGTCCATCAGAGTGAGGTTAGCCATGAGTCAGTCCTCGCTTGTTACTACTGCTCCTTGTAGAGCCGTCTTGCCATAGCTGCGTCGTCGTTCGGCGCCGGCGTCCCTGCGGACTCCGTGCGACCACCAGCCACAAACCCATCGGGTTGCAGAGCCTTGCCCACCTTGTAGGCGAAGGCGACGAACGCGGGATGGTTCCCGAGCCCGCCGTCGAGCAGCTGCATCAGCGCATCGTTGCCGAACTTCTCGATGGCGCTGTTCGCGATCTTTAGGTTAGCGTCGAAGCCGTCGCCGCCGACGAGCTCGGAGAGCTTCCTGCTCTCCTTGCCCCACTCGGCGACCGTGGCTTTGTAGTTCTCCGCGGCACGGTCTTGTGCCTTGGCGAACGCCTTGTCGACGACCTTCTGGATCTTGTCCTTCGGCAGGTCCAGCTCTCGCGCGACCTCTGCTACGGTCTCGAGAACCGACAAGTCGACCTCGACACCCTCGGGTGCCTTGAGCTCGTAGGGTTCGGAAGCCTCGTCCTTGCCCTTCGAGTCGCCGCCCTTCTCGCCCTCGGCTTCGGTCTGCTCGCCACCCTTGTCGGTGGTCTGCTCGCCGGCCTCGGTCTTGGTGGCTTGCGAATCGTTGCCCTGTCCGTTGGAGCTCTGCTGCTGCTCCTGCGCGGTCTGCTCCGAGCTCGCCGCGCTGTTGTCTGCCTGCCCCTCGGGTTCGGTTGTTGCCTCGGTGGCTCCCAGCAGTGAAGTCTCAGACATGGTTCGTCCTCTTCTCTTCGATCATGGTTGCGTAGTGCTCAGCGCAGCAGCGGTCGATCTCGGCCATCAGCCAGTAGGCGATCTGCTTGCCGCCCTCGACGCGCGCCATCTCCATGGCATTCGGCGAGAACGACGTGCGGAACGCGCCGCACTGCGCGAGCAATCGGTAGACGATCCGGCGGCCGATGGGGCCGCGCATCAACCACTCGATGTCGCGAGCTTCCTGCTCGGCGACGGCCGTGGCGGTCGCGCGGTTGAGCTCCGCGCGCTCCTGCTCGGCATCGAGGTCGAATGGATCGTGGTCGGTCATTGAGTCCGCAGTGTGACGGCCACGAGCTGGGCCGGCAAGGCGCGCAGCTTTCCGGCGAACGGTTGCGGAGAAAGCGGGGGAGGCGGGATCCGGTCACGAGAGGAGACCAATCGACACGGGACCGGCGAAGAGTCGCACCATGCAGCGCCCCGCCTCCCCCTGATGAATCACTCGGCCGGCGTCGGCTTCCCGACCGGCTCGCCTCGAGCTAGGCGCGCGCGGTTGCGCGCCCAGTTGGTGGCGACGAAGGAGCCCGTGCCAAAGAACAAGCCGCTGCCGATCGCGATAACGTCGTTGACCCAGCTGGTCGGGTTCAGCGCGTCGAGCAACAGCTGCAGCTGCTCGGGCGTCAAGATGCCCCCGCGGTAGAGCTCGCGCAGCACCTCGGCGGCCTCGGTCTGGCGTGGAGTCATGCAGGCCGCGAACAGGAGCGCGACGGCCAGCAGGAGCAGGACGGTGTAGATGGTTCTCTTCATTGGACCTTCGGGATGTTGATGTTGGGGTTCTGCGCCCGCAGGAGCTCGGCCCACTGGCGCATGTCGCCGCGGCGCCAGCGGTCGGCGCCGGCCTCCTCAAGTTGCTTCGAGAGCAGTTCGAGGCGCTCGTCGATGCGCTCGAACCTGTAGTTGGTCGTGAGCACGACCTCGGTCATAGACTTCGCCACCGACCACGCCGAGGCCGCGGCGACCACGACGACGCCGGCCGCCATCGCGAGGGGGACCACCGTCCCTCGCTCGACGATGGGGCGACGGTTCGTGGTGTCGGGCTTCAGGTTGGCCGGCGTCGTTGTCATCTCGGCATCGCTCCTTCAGGCACCACCTCGATGCCCTGCTGCTGCTGCTGCTGTTGCTGGCCAGGGTGGGCGAGCCAGTTGAGCTCCATGCCCATGAACTTGCCCAGCTGGATGGCGACGAACAGGATCGCGCCGAACACGCGAGACGCGTCCAGGTTGTCCGTCGCGGTGATCTGGTTCCCGTCCTTCGTTGAGTTGATGAGCACGGTGCCCTTCGTCAGCGGGAACAGCGCCTCGAGCCCCAGCTTCCTGATATTGGGGTCGTCGTCCTTCAGCGCCGCGATGATCTCGGCATCGGTCTTCGGACGCTTCGGGTTAGTGACTACCTTGAGATCGGCCTCGTTCTTGTCCTGCATGGTTACCTCGCGGAGCTCCTAGTGACCTGCAGCCGGGTCCAGTCCACCCAGAGCTCCCGCTGGGTGGTGCCGGCAGACTTGAAGATGCCGACGGCCAGCCCCATGCGGCCTGTCGGCAAGTTGGTGGTGTGCTCCGCGACGGACTCGCCGTCGATCATGAACGCGGCCGTCGTCCCGTCTTCGCTCAACTCGATTCTCAGCTTCTGGAGCGTCCCGGCCGAGACAGCGACGCCGGTGTCGGTCTGCTCTTCGGTGCCGGACGCCTTCGTCACCGCGTGCCAGTTGGCGCCGAGCGCGCTGCGCCGGTAGACGAGCCCGGCCTCGTGGTTACCGCTCGACGAGTTATAGACGTTCGCGCCGAATCCGACGTAGATGTCGTAGTCGTTGGCGGCGTCAGCGATCACGTCGGGGCAGACACGCGCCTCGAACGTGAACGCGGCCTGCCCTGGGTAGAACTTGTCGTTGAAGGTGCAGAGCGAGTAGTAGCCGGTCTTGCCGGTTCCGGTCTTGAGCTCGATGACGCCGATGCCGTTGTCGGTCGTGTCGACCAGTGCGTCCCAATGACCGGCCGTCGACCCACCAGAGGTCGAGGAGCTCCAACCGTTCACCGTGATGTTGCTCGAGATGAAGTCAGCGAACCAGACGTAGTCGGTCTCGTTCTGCGTCAGGTCACTGGAGCGGTGCGTGTGCGAGCTCGCCGCCACGCCACTGAGATCGCCGTAGACGTGAGTGTGCGTCTTCGCGGCCACGTCCGTCCCGATCTCGAGGCCGAGGTTGGCGCGTGCATCAGATTCGACCGAGGCGCCCGTGCCTCCTTGCGCTTTCGGCAGCGTCCCGATGAGGCGACTAACGTCGATCGCCTCGGGCGCCGCCGGCACGCGCTGGCGGTAGCGCCCCGAGCGCGTCATGTCAGGAGCTCCGACGCGCTCGGCGACCACGCGCGTCACAGCGGGATCCCCCCGGCGTCGATCGGCAGGCTGGCGCCGCCGCCACCGAGCGAGTCGGTCAGCGCGTTCCGGCCGTCCGTCGACGCGGCCGCCAGATCCTTCGCGGCCGCGGCCTGCTCGCGACCGATGGCGACCTGGGCCTGCGCGGCCTCCGCGTTGGCCCGGGCTTTCCGCAGGGCGGCGACCGTGTCGTCGTCGACGATGAGCTCGGTCGGCACGCCGACCATGCCAGAGTAGACATCGGCCCACTTGTCGAAATTGACCTTGTCGAGCACGTCCGGCCGGGCCTGGGCGAGCTGCATGGCGTTGCCCATGAACCGGTCGATGCTGTTGCTGCCGACAGCTCGCTGCGCCTGGGCCAGGATCGAGACGAACTCGACCGTGATGTCGACGCCCTGGAGCTCGGGCGGCGGCGGCGGGAGCAGACCCTGCTCGAGCATGATCTCGAACGTGTTCTCGATCATCGGCTGCAGGAGTTCGTTGTGCAGACGCTCGAGCACCGGACCCAGCATCAGCAACTTCTCTTCATGCCGCTCGGCAACCTCCGTGGCGGTCATGCGGGTGTTCGTGCCGGCCATGCTCAACATAAGGAACAGGTCCGCGAAGAAGCTAGACCGGATGCGCTCACGCACGTCTTGGATGTCCTCGAGCAGCGGGCGCATATCCAGGCTAACCTCGTAGGCGGTGCGGATGCCCCCCGCCGGCGTGGCCTGGTCAAACGGGATCATGGTCCCCGGCTCGTAGTAGGTTACGCCACCAGGGAACATCTCCGACTCGCGGTCCTTGAGCGCCGTGGGGACCTGCAACGGCGGGTGCACCGCGTAGTCGATAGCCTGGCCCTTACGCAGCTGCTCTTGCTGCAGCTGGCGCATATCACCCAGGGCTTCCATGCCCGGACTATGGCCATACACGTTGTCAGGCGTGACCGCCCATCGCGGGCTCACGACCGGGAACGTCATGAAACCGCTGTCGCGCAGCACTCTGTCGTCCTCGGCGTTGAGCTCGACATACGTCGACCGGTAGGGCATCTCCCGCGCAAGCAGCGGCTTCGAGGGGTCACCCTTCTGTGTTGCTCGAGGCTCGATCACATGCAGGATCTTGACCTCGTTTTCTAGGTCGTGGTTCTTGTAGGCTTGCCGCGTGGAGTCGCTGCACGCGTCAAGACCAAACTCGCGCACCACCTCCCCCACCGTGCGCTCAAACTCGCGGTAGAAAGACACCACCTCGCCCTTCCAGTTGGACGCTAGGGAGTAGGAACCCACCACTGCGGGGTAGGCGTGGATCAGGTTGCGGTCATCG